TGGGAAAAGAATCAACTTAATTAAAACGCGAAACAACCAACCAAACAATAATATGATACAAAACAATTTATCCTTACAAACAATAGCTTCACAAGCTGAAAACACGCAAGGGGCTGACCGTTGTGATTGGCTCGAAGCCCTAATCGTTAAAGCTTCCATAGAATATCGATATGAAATGGAAGACATAGGAAATGACAATGACGAACTCAATATATTAGATATCGTAAAGGCTGTAAAAACAGGTCAAACAAGCTTTAAACGCCAATTAAGGCAATGCGATGATCAAAGCCAAAACGATATTAATAAGTATATTTAAAACGCGAACCAACCAACAACTAAAGCCATCGTTTTAAACGCGATGGTTTTTTTGTGCCTCGATATAACGCCTTTAAACGCGTTTCAATCGCAATTCCATACTTTTATATGCGTTCACAAAAAAGCCCGTCTTAATCGCGTTAAAACGGGCTTTAATGAGTTTGTTTGTTTAGTTATTTAATCAATTTTACATCCTTAACAAATCGAGTTTGAAAGAAATTATTGATATGAACGCATTGATGACCACATAAAGAAGTAAATATTAATATAACTTTACCTTTCAATTTGTCGCCGTTGTCGTCTTTATATTCGATTGTGTCGCCTTCTTTCATAATTATTTAAGCTGTAAACCTTCGTTTGCGTCCCAACCTATCATTGTTAAAAATGTCCATGAATCAAATAACATAGTCGAACCCCAACCAGATTGAATATCTTTTCTTTGTCGGGAATTGCAATCGTTGTAAAAGCTTTCAATATCATAATCAGATTGCATAAAAACGGATCCGTCTGAATCGACATTAAACTCTTTTAAGTATTCGATAATTTGATCGATATAAGATTGCTTAATTGGCGTTAATGTTAAACAACCCATTGAATCCTCTCTAGTGTTTATTTTAATGTTCATGATGTTTTAATTGTTTTTAATCATCAACGCTAAAAGAATGACCCACCCAAAGACCGCGACAACTGGAATTAATAATAGTTGCAATCGGAACTTTGTTGATCGTCTTAAATCGCGTTCCTCGCGTTCAAACCACTCTTGCATGGTCATATCTTTCCAGTGTTTATTTTCGTTATTCATTTTAGTTTTTAATTACAAGTTTAGATTTTAAATGCTTCCAATATGCTCGCGGTAATTCTTTTGAATCGTAATCTTTATCATTTATTGTAATCGTGTATTTATTACCTTTTGAACGCACTTTGACTTTAACACCGCCATTTTCAAAGACATTAGGTATAAATTGCTCTAACGCCATTGACGCGGTTAAATCGTCAAGTAAATCGTCTTGTTTTTGTTTTAGGTCTTTTAAACACGCAAGTGCAAAGCTAGATTTAAATTCTGTTTTAACTAAGTTCATAATGTTTACCAGTTCATTGTTTTAGCAAATCGGTTTATTTCTTTCCATTCTAACAAATGGCAACCTATTTTTGCTCCTTTTTCTGTAAGTTTATCGAGCGTAAAATGCCCAACGCGAAAACGCGAGTTGCAATCGTTAGGTCTTTTCTCAAATCGTTTTATCGCGTTAAAAAACAACTTAGCATGGTCTAAAGGAACGCTTGCACCGCGACTGGTTTCTATTTCATCTAATAATCTAATTTCTGGAGCGTTACCGCTTTCAGTAATAACTCTTTTTACTTTTTGGCGTATCATTGTTTTTGAATCATGTGGCAAGCTGTTTATATCGTGATTGAGCCACATCTTTATTTGCTTATCTATAAATGCTTTGTTCTTTTTCGCTTCAATCGCTTTTTTCTTTTTTTCGCTTTCAACTAATTTATCGATTTGTTCTTGGTCTAAAGTTTTAAGCTTTTTAATTCCCTTTGTTAATGTGGGAAAATAAGCTTTTAACTTGTTCCATTGTTCTACCGCATTTACCGCGTTTCTTATATGCCAATCAGTATACTTTCTGGCTCTTTTAGATTTTTTCAGCGAGTCTATAACAAGAGTTTCAAAACGATTAAACGCTTCTAAAAAATCTTTATGCGTTAAATCGCGATTCCATAATTGAAAGTCAAAGGATTCATACAATCCATGTACCGCGTTTCTTGCTAAAGATTGATGCCTATTAGTTGAATTGGAATAGGTTCTAGGTTCTAACAACGCAATCGTTTTATTCTTCTTTTCAGTTTGAACTAATCTTGCAACCTCGAAATGATAGCCATAAGAATAAATGGATTCATTGTTAAAAAAGAAATTACTTCCTTTTGCTATTGTTTTCGATTGATTTGCCCATATGTGAGCTACTTGTGAATTATTCATATATTTTATTTGTTAGGTATTAATATAAGTGAAACGCCAAGAATGTAAAAAAGCTTAATCGCGTCAATACTTTTTTTAACGCGTCTCAATCGTTTAAAGTTGAGCTAATAACTAATATTACTTCTTTTAATCGCGTCAAAATCGGTTCAAATCGGTCTCAATCGTTCGTTTTATCGTTCGTTTTATCTCGCGTTTTAATCGCGTCTTAATCGGTCTCAATCGTTCGTCAATCTCGCGTCAAAAATCGCTTTAAATTGTTTTAACCGACTAACCGACTAAATTTTTATAAGTACGTGTTCGCCAGTGTTTAAGCGGTGTTTACGTGTTTTTAAAAAATTAGTGCTTGCGTCTGTTCGCTTTTTTCACATCGTCGGAAAACATGATAACAACCACATACAAAATCAAACACGACAACAACCGCGTTCATACGTGGACTTTGTCGCAAGTTCTTAACGAGATTAACCGAGAGCGTTCGGGCGATTGGGAAGACTACAACGAATCCGATTGGAAAGAAGGATGGGCGTTTTGGGTCGAGACTAATCCCGACGAGTCTCTTTCAATGCTCGATAAGGACGACGAACTAACTGCGTTATGCGAACGCTATAACTAATTATTAACCGACTAAACAAATGGACATTATAACAATATTCTCGCTTGCGATCATTTTTATCGTTGGCTTTGGCTTATTATACTGGGAGAAAGGCGACCGATGAGCGAGCCACAAACGCTTTTTACCGACGGATTCGATTCCGCCGTAATCGGCATTACAACCGACAGAATAAACGGCGTTGAACGCGTAGTATACGACGCTTGGAAAATGATAAGCGTGTTAGTAAAACGCGACAACATGAAACCGACTGAAGCGTTAGAGTATCTTGAGTTCAATACGTTTACGGCGTACGTGGGCGAAGGAACGCCGATTTACGTGGACGTTATGACGCGAGAAGAAATAGAACAACGAATTGAAGAACAATAAACAAAATGAAAGAAACGAACAACTACAACGGCATTCTTAAATGGATGGATACTATATCCGACTTAATGGACAAAGAAATCGCACCTTGGTTATCTGATAATACGGAAGTCTACGAAGACATACCCGAAGTGGACGACGCTAGAACGCATCTTTACGAAGCTTGGCACAATCTTAGAACGTACGTCGATCATCAATACGCCGAAGGAAAATGACTATACCATTTAAAACAGGCTTATGTAAACGCGGTTCAAACATCCAACCGAAACTTGAACGCACCAAGAACGGCGAATTAATTTACGTGTTCGCCGATGGTTCGTGGAAGTACTTTTGGGAGTGGATCGCGACCAGTAACAAACAACAATTCAACCAATACGAAAAAGATGGACGAAGACTACGATGACCTACGTTGGGAATACGAAGAAGAGCTATGTGCCGCCCGAAGACGCCGTGAAGGACGTGGGTGGTTAAACCCCGACGAAGACGATAACGACGAAGACGACAACAATGAAAAGGAGACAAACGAAAGCTTATGACAATACAACCTAAACTAATTGGATTATGCGGTAAGAAAGGCGTGGGTAAATCGACTTACGCGTCGTTTTTAGCGGGCAAGACTGGACACGTGTTCAGCTTTGCAACGCCTCTTAAATCGATGCTGTGTGCCGTGTTTCCGAATGAGTACGTGTTAAAAAAGAAAGACGAGAAGTTACCTTATTTTGACGTGTCAGCTCGATACCTTTTACAGACCTTGGGTACGGAATGGGGACGTGAAATTGTCGATAAAAATATATGGATAAAATTGTTACGTGTCCGCTTGATCGAGCATTTAACCGACACAGCTTTAACGCCATTGGTCGTCGATGATCTACGCTTTGACAACGAAGCCGAGATGTTACGTGAACTTGGTGGAGAGATATGGCATCTTGATCGCCGTAGCTTTAAACCCGATAACAATGATAAGCACGTGTCCGAACAAGGCGTAAGCGACAAGCTTA